GGCCCGGCTCAAACCGTCGAGGCGTGGCCATGGGAGCAACCATAACACCACCAACCATGACACCGCGCGAACTAGACCTAGCCAAGCGTGCCGCATCGCGATTCATCGCCCCGGTAATCGAGAAGCCGAAGCGCAAGAGCGCCAAACTGCCGGGATTCAACCTAGCCGAACTCCAAGCGTTATTCGCCGCAGCTAATGACGACTACGAAACGCGCAAAAATTCCGGCGGGACGCTGGCAGGAATCGAACGCCAATTCGGGCTGAATCCCCACTCGCTCAAAAGCTGGCGCTCCCGCCGCATGATCGCCGGGGACAAGGAGATCAAGCGCATCTACGTAAACCGACCACTGAAAGTAAAAGCATGAGCGATAACGACACCGAATGCGAGCTAGCAGCGTGGGAGTTGTTGCAATCGACGCGACGCGAGCTTGCCGATGCCAACGCCGAAAACCTTGAGCAGTCCCGACTCCTAGGCATGAGCGCCGAGCGCGAAGCGGACTTACGCGGGGGGCTGGAACGCGAGAAGCGGAGAGCGGATGGGCTTAGGTATGAGATTACCGCCGCCCGCGATGAACGCGACCACTACCTCGGCGAATGCAACCGCCTCAACTACGAGCTGAGAGCCGAGCGCAAGGCATCGTTCCGCGAGGAACGCGACCGGCTGGCGCAAGCCATCGACGCCGCAACGGTCCTGATCGCAGCGAAAGGCAGGCACAACACGTTTCTCGCTTACGAGGGGCTTCGCGAGGCGCTGGCTGCCGTGAAGGATTCTAGGAACACCCCTGACCAGCCGCCGCGCTAGCGGTCGGATGCGTCGCACGTTCACCTGAAAATATTTTCTCGAATCCCACGAATTTTCTTGAGCACCGCGCCGGATGCGGTAGGTTGAGCGCGTAACCAACACCAACCGCCACCCATGAAGCTCCAAAACACCGTTGCCGCAGTCGCTCAATCTCGCTCCAAGTTCGTCACCATGCACGCGGTCGGAAAGTCCGTTAATTCCGGTAATGAGATTTATGGCACAGTGGTCGACGTTCGACTCGGAATCAGCGGAACCGTTTTCATCGACATCAGCCGACACGGACACGTTTACGTCTGTGATTCCGAAACGGTTGAGTTGATGGGAAATCCTTGATTCTGGCATCTAATGAAAATCACCGGCCCGCCTTTCGTAAGATCGGCGGGCTTTTTCGTGCCCTGAAAAAACTTCCGATTTTTCTGGACCTGCCCCCAAAATCCGCCATCCTCAGCGCGTAACCAACGACGCACGCAATGAACGCAACGACCACCGCAAACACTCCTCCCGCAGTATTTACAGTCGGCCAAAAGCTATCCGACCGCTCCGCCTGCGATTGGGATTGCGTTTTTCGCGCAATCGTCATCAAGCGCACTGCGAAGCGCGTTACCCTTGACCTCGGCCGCGGCGAAGCCAAGACAGTCGGAATCTTCATTGACCATCACGGGAATGAGGCATGTTACCCATTCGGACGATATTCCATGGCGTCGATTTTTTCGGCTGGTGACAAATACATTGAAGAGACCACGCCCGTCGATGAGACTCAAAGCGGAATTGAAGAGGAATTGGCGATGATTAAAGCCGCAAGTTTCATCCTTGGCGTTGAAATTGAAGAAGTTATTGATGGCGGCGAAACGCTTCCGGGCAACATCGTTTATCACAATTTCCGCCAACCCGCCCCGCCCGCCCCGTAAAAAGGGCGGGCTTTCTCTTCCAGAAACTTCCGCTTGACGAAATCGAGCCTTTCAGCTTAATTCGCGTCGTTCCCGATTTGCGGTCGGAATCCACCACCTGAAGCTTTGGCAGCAATGCCTTAAGTCCGCTCCCTTCCGACCGCAATCTTTCGGGGAGCGGGCTTTTTCGTTCCAGCGTAAACCCGTGACATATTCAGGTAGTCCACCGGTAACACTCCCTCCGGCTGCCTCTGGAAATCAGGGTTTCCCGTCGTGCTATTTGTCCGGGCGGGAGTAATCAGTCGGCTCGCAAGAGCGGCAAGCCTTGGAGATGCCAACCGGTCCTAACGCGACAGCCCCGCCGGAATGCTCCAAGGAGCGGGAAACCGCTGTCTGAAAGCGATGGATGGCTCCATGCGTGGGAGGGCTTGCTCCCTGTAACGGGGACAATGTCTTCACTCAGGATTCACCTTCGCAGGAAGGCTTTGATTCCAACCGCAAGCAATTGAGCGTCAACGATGACAAAATCGGTGCTTGACAGACCCCCAAATTTCCCCCTTGTCTATCCCCCTGCTTCGCCTGCCGCTAGTCTCGCCACTGGCAACCAGCGCTTCAGTAAACCCCAAGGAAATCTTTCCCGCTCAGCAGATAGCCAGTGCGGCCCAACTCTCTCGACGGTCGCCAAGCGTGCGCAAGCTTCGCCACTCGGATAGCCGCTAGAACGGCATCACCGCCAGCCTTCTGCCGAGAGTGCGAGATTGATTAACCCCACACTATTGAGACCAGTCTCAACAAGCGTCCACAAGCTGGGAAATCCCGATAGCATCACCACATCACGATTTGACGATACGTTGCCACCATTGGCGCTAGGATGCCGCCAGATTGACGATTGATGGCAAGGCCGACCAGCCACGGCAACCGGCAACCGTCAACCGTCAAGGCAAGGGGAATGGGCGGGAATGAGGTGGGGTAACCGGTTCCGTGGTCCGACGGAGTGCCACGCGACGCGCACGCGAGGGCCACTGACACCAGCCATTCCCCCGTCAAACATGACCGATGGTGACAAATGGCGATACAATGACGCCAAATGACCGTGGTGTTCTCAATAGCGATTACAACTCGTTGGTAATCATTGGAGCATTCTCAATAGCCACCACGCTTTATGCTTATTGTCACAAGTTTACCAAGTTGAGCAACTCACTAAGGATTGGAGCATGGGGGGGAGGGGGTCGCAATTAAGGCCGGCGTTTTCCCCGGGACCCGTCCACCTGCCATTTAAAAAAATCGCCAAAGGGGCGGCCTTGATTGCCGGCGCTGACTTTGCCGTTGACATTGAGGGGTTAGCCGTGTAATCACGGGGCATGACGCGGGACGTTTACAATCAATCGGGTTTGAGTGGCGCGAGCTACGTTGGCACTGGTCAAGCTTTTGCGGGCGAGGGTGGCCCGATTCATGTGCTGGTAAACACCGTGATTGCGTCGGCTACAGCGCCGGGCGGGGTTGCGGTTGCGTCTCTTGCTGGTCCAACGATTGTTGCGGGGTCTATTATTCCGGGTAAGTTTACCGCCGTTGCGCTTACGTCGGGACTAATTGCTATTCCCAACTTGAAGAGCGGGAACACCGTTGCCTAATGAGTAGGTGGAGTGATTCGCTGGACGATGCGGTTGCCGATGACGGTGATCGTGCGTTTCTTGGCATTCAGGCGAGGCTTGAGGCTGACCAGTTGAATCCGGGGCAGGTTTCCATTTCGGAGAATGGCCGAATGGATCGCGGCAGTTGGCAGACACGGCGGGCCATTGAGACGGTAAGCGGGGCGCTTGAGGTGTCGGGGAACCCCGTGACATTGCCATTTACGATTGAGGATGACTCGCTTGAACCGCTGGCAATATTTCTGGATGACACTGCCGTTTCGACGATTCTTGGAAGCTGCTTGTTTTCTGATCCGTCGCAGGAGTCGGCGGAATCCGTGGTGATTGCGGCAAATGGAAAAGCTTTTGCGGTTGATGTGGCGAGCGGGGTTTCGTCCGATATTGAATACCCGACCGGAGAAACACTTTCCGGGGACGTTGACTTGATCCAAGCGTTTGACCGTGTGACGCTATTTCGCAGGGGGTCGCAAGCGTGGGAGTGGTATGGCACGCAAGGGCGGGCGGTAACATCGGCGGTCTTGGCGTCGAACGTGGTGACGGTGAACTTGAAGGACCACGGATTAACGGTTGGTGATTCCATTGTCCTGTCCGGTATTGGCTATGCGACCACAAATCCGAATGGAACTCGGGTTGTAACCGGGCTTGGCACGGCGGACACGTTTACTTTTGCGCTGACGGGAGCGAATGAGACCTTTACGGCTGGCACAGGAGTAGCGGTGACGGGGTTTACAAAAGTAAGGGCTGGCACGCTTACTCAGCCGCAGGTTTTTGAGGTTGATTCGTCTGATGCTGATGTAAGCGGGGGGCTTGCTAGTTTTGCGGTATCGGCAAACACGACAATTGCGGCAGGTGACACGATTCGCGTTTACGACGCGACCGATGAACACTTTACTAGCTTCATTGGCAAGAAATTCACTGTCACAAGTGCGACCGCTTCGCTGATTCAGTTTTATATTCCAACCGGAGACCACGACGGAAGCGGGCATTCAGATTTCGTTTCCATAGGAAAAGAAGTTTCAATCGGCGCAGGGTTTATGAACATGCCCGCGCCGCCGTGGGGGGTGTATCACCAGCGCCGTATGTGGGTGCCTTTCTGGTATGGTCAAACCGGGACAACGGCCAGCCCGGTGTTTACAGATCGAAAGATTCGGGATGAAATCGCGGTTTCTGACATCCTCGACAACCTGACGTATGACCAAATAGCAAACCAGTTTCGAGTTACCGCTGGCATTGCCGACTTTACGGTTGCAATGCAGCCCTTTTACGAGGATGGGATGATTGTTTTCAATCGGAACTCAATGCATTTGATTTCCGGCGTGTCTGGCGGGTTGTCGGATACCACCGTGAATGAGCTTACCCGCGAAATTGGGTGCCTTGCGCGGAAGTCGATTGCGCAGCGAGGGCCGGAAATTCTATTTTTGAGCGATAATGGGGTATATTCGGTTAGCTTTCTTGACCAATACAACCTGCGGGGCGTAGATTTGCCGCTATCTGACGCGATTCAGCCGACAATTGACCGGATAAACCGTTCGTTGGCGTCAAATGCGGTCGGGGCTTACTTTGATAACCGCTATTTCCTTTCCGTGCCGCTGGATTCCACGCCGGGAGAAGGTGACGCAACGGGAAACAACTCGATTTTGATTTACAATTTCCTGAACAAGTCGTGGGAAAGCGTTGATTCGGTAAATGACAGTCGGTGGAATGTCCTAAATTTCCATATTGCAAGGAGTGGCGACCGAAACGACCTTTATGCCGTGAACGACTTGGGAGGACTTCACCGGATTGACTCTTCGGATTCTGATTCCGATGTTTTGAGTATTGTGCCGGGCGAGTCATCGACGGGCGTTCCGATTCGATCCAAAATCGTAACGCGTCGATACACCATGGGCGACTTGGGGCGCAAGAGATTTTCAGAGTTGCAATTGCAGATCGAAAGTAGTAATTCAATGGCGACCGATGGAACAATTTCAATCCAGACTGAAGACCCTGACGAGGGGAGCGCCGTGACCGCAATTTCCGATTCATTAGGGCAGCTTCTTGAACCCGGTGAAAGTGCCAGCCTTCGGTCTCGCGTTGGCGGGTTGAGGGGACACGGCGCAACTATTGAATTTGCGCCGTCATCAGGCAGGCCGAAGCTTAGAAGTGTGAGGGTTTCCGTTACCGCGATTAACCGCGCAACCGTTGACCAAAAATAATCATGGCAAAATTTGAAACATCGCAAATTTGGGCGGATGGCGACCAAGTGACATCAACCAAGCTCAACCTCGTGATTTCGGGGTTGTCGGCAGGCGCGGACTTGGCGGCGGACGGAACAATTACCGTTTCAAGTGGAGCCATCCGAGTTGGAACCATTACGGCGGGAAATTACGGCGCGCTTTCCATTCCGACCGCTGCTTATCAGGCTGCTAGCATCACTTCCGCCAAGCTCGCATCCGAAGCAGTGGAAACGGCAAACATCAAACTTTTGAACGTGACCGGCGCAACCATTGCGGAGGCCACGATTCCTTGGACCAAGACGCTTGCCGCTGACAGGGCGGTTGCGGCGGACATGCAAGCTGAATCCGCGGCTCATTTCGTGTCGCCGGACGTTCTGAAGCACCATCCCGGAGTATCGAAGGCCGGTGGCGTTTTGAACATGGCCAGCGGGTCTATTGCCGGCGCTCATGGGGTTTCATCTAGCGCGAGCGGTTCGTCAACATCGCGAACCGTAACGCTTTCAGCAACAATGGAAAACACCAATTACCGGGTTTTGATTACGCCGGGCGACACCGGAACCATCGCCAATGCCCCGGTAATTACAGCAAAAACCACTTCGTCCTTTACAATTGCGTCTGGATCAAACACTATTGATTTTTCGGTATTCGGACAACTTGCATGAGCGAAGAGTTAGCAGACCCCGACGTTATCGACCACGTGGAGGCCGATCTAATCGCCGAAATTATGGCGGGCGGAAAGATTTTGAATGCGCCAGTCCGCGAATACCGCGTTCCCGGCTTGTATGTCCGAGAGACTTTTCTTGAAAAAGGCGCAAAGCTCACAAGCATGATCCACCTTACCGAGCATGTTTTCACCATTAGTAAAGGATCGGTTGCGGTAATATCAGAAAACGAGGGGACGTTGATTTATTCCGCCCCCCACACCGGAATCACCAAGCCGCACACCCGCCGCTTACTTTGTCCGATTGAAGACACGATTTGGACTACATACCATCCCGCTAGCGACGGAGAGACGACCGAGCAAATCGCAGAACGTATTCTTGACAGTAGAAAAAACCCACTTTTGCCGCCGGATCACCCGCTAATCGGGCAATGGCGGCGAGAACTTAACAAAATCGAATCATGAGCTGGGTAGCACTTGGAGTCGCAGCAGTTGGAGCAGCCGGAACGGCTTATAGCGCATCTCAAGCCGGCGAGGGCGCGCCCGCACAAGTACAAGCCAACCCCGGAAAGTCCCTCTTGCAATACCTCAAGGGGCTTGACCGCGGGCTGCCGCAGCTTCAGCAGATGGAGGCGACATACCGCCCCCAATTCGGTCAATTGAACATTGCCGACCAACAGCAATACCTTAACGCGTTGCTCGGCATGGGCGGGCAAGCCGGGACTGAAGCGCAAGGACAGCTTCAACAGCAGCGCGCCGCCGAATACCAAAACATGATCGGCAACACGGGTGCCGTCATGGGATTGCTTGGCGGAATTGACCCTAATAGCCAAATGCTGACCCAGCGCGCAAGCCAGATGGCGGGACAGCGTTTTGATGCGGCGCAAGGCTTGAATTTTCAAGAGCAACGGGGGGCAACCCAAACCGCACGCGAGGCTTTTGCGTCACGGGGTAGGCTAAACGATACGTCCAGCGTTGCCGCCGAGGTTCTCGGGCGCGAAGAAGTCTTGCAAAACAAGCGAGCGGAGGCGATGGGAATGGGTCAGCAGGCAATGGGAATGTCGCAAGCCTTCACCTCCCCGGCGCTTGGAATCCTAATGGGCGCACCGGCAAGCACGGCGCTTGGACAGGATTACGTTTCGCGATCCATGGGAATCATCGGGCAGAATCAACCGCAATTTATTAACCCGGATGCCGGAATCAACATGGGCCAACAGAACGCGGCGAACATGAACGCTTACATGCAGGCGCAATCGGCGGCGAAGCAGAATTCAGCGGCGATGTATGGGAAAATGGGAAGCTCGCTCATCGATCTAGCCGGAACCATTTATAAAGGATAAAGATGAGAATTGGCGACACCATTGATCCCCGGTTGAGCGCGGTTGACTACTCCGCGTTTCTGAATGCGAACGCCCGCGCAACGCAAAGCATTGGGCAAAGCATCGGATCGGCAATCGGAGCGGTTCAAGACGTTGTTGAGACACGCAAGAAGAACAAGGATACAGTGAAAGTGTCATCCGACAAGATCGACGCCGCGATCAAGCTTTTCGGGGACCAAGGCGGATACCTAACGGGAATCCGCGAGTCACTGGAGGACGAGGACACCCCGCTTTCCCAGCGTGCCGCGCTTGGCGGGCAGATTGACGAAATGCTTAATCTTGGGATTGACAAGATGCGGAATGACGCGCTGATGGACATTCAAGAGCGGCAAGTCACGGTTCAAGAAGGCGAATTTGAAATGCGCAAGCGCGCTGCCGAGTTCCAGCTTGGCACAGCGGAAGAAGCCCGCGCAGAGCAAGAGCGAATCACCGAGTTCACCGCTCGCCCGATCCTCGAAAACGTCTTGCGCCAAACTCAAGAGGCGGAAGCACGCGGGGAAAGCCCGCTTATCCCATCAGAAAAACTCAAGCTGGCATTCATGAAATCGCCGAAGGAGCAGTCGCAGATTGCCGCGACGGCTTACCAAGGGCTTCCCAAGCCCCAGCCGGTTGAGCTTCGGGACATTGAGTTTACCCGCGACGGGCAGGCGATGAAGGGGACGGCGGTTTTCGACCCGAAAGCGGGTGCATTCCAGCTTGTTCCGATTCAAGACCCGACCGCTGCCGCTGTCATCGAAACGCTTCCGCAAGGATTGGAGCCATATATCGGGGGCTTCGAAGCGGCAGGCGCGAAATACGGCGTTGACCCGAAAGTTCTGGCGGCGATTTCCATGCACGAAACCGCCAACGGAACATCCTCCGCGTTCCGCAACAAGTCGAACGCGATGGGCATTTCCAACGCTTCCGGCCCGGTCGAAATGGAGAGTGTCGCCGCTTCGATTGACAAGATGGCAAGGCTTCTTGGGTCTACGCAATCGGGACCATACAAGAACGCTCAGACGATTGAGGAAATTGCCAAGATTTACGCGCCGATTGGAGCTGGCAACGACCCACGCGGGCTTAACAAGCATTGGGTGCAAGGTGTCAAGAAGAACATCGAAAAGCTCGGCGGAAACCCCGCTGCGCCCGTGCGGATTCAGCCCGGTGCGGGATCAGGGCCTTACGGGAAACGTCCTGATGGGACGGACAAGGGATCTGGTTGGCTAGGCGAGCTACGGTTGCCGGGTGGTGGAGTCGCGACCGAATACACGATGCAATCTGATGCGGTGAAAGGACCGGACGGGAAGCGTGTTGACTTCCCTACGTTGGTGCCTACTCTTACAAGGGGGGAAATTGACATGATGGTCAACGACATCATTCCAAATCAAAAAGAAATCCCAGAGCCAATTATTCAAAAAGCCATTGATCACGCAAAATCAAAAATAGCATCCGGGAGAAGTGTGTTTGCCCCTCCGACAATTTCGGGCGGTTACGCCGGTTCTGGCATCCAACCGGGCGCTCCAAAAGCAACGATTACCAAGACCCCGACCGAGCAGGCTATCGACGAGGCCAAGCTGGCGAAGACCAAGGCGGAAGCGGCGGCGGCGGAAAAGACCGCCACGGCAGAAGCGGGCAAGGCGAAGGCCAAAGCCGACCGGCTTGCGCAGGTTGAAAGCAAGTTCCTGACCAAAGACGGAAAGCCTTCCGATCTTCTACGCAACGCCACAGGAATCGGCGAGGGCGCGGCATCATTCATGCGGATGAACGCGCCGGAAACGAGGGCAAACCAGAAGGAGCTTGAGCTTGAGCTTTTGGAAACCGACCTTTTGGAAGCGGCGAAAGACCTCAAGCCTGTTTCGGAAGACGAAATGAAGCAGCTCATGGCCCGCCGTCCGAAGCTTACCGACTCGCCAGAAGAATGGGCTTGGTTTATCAAGCGCGCTCGCGGCATTCTTGAGTCAGGACAGGCGCAAACGCCATCCGCCAATCCGACACAAGACGAAACGAGCCGCTTGCGCGGAATGCTTGGACGATGACACCCGAAGTCAACAAATTCGCCGCGCAGGTTGCAAAAGGACACGTTGCGCGGTTGGCGGAGCGCGGGGCGAAGCTTGGACCGATTCAGACCGAGGAAGACCTTTTTGCGCGGGGATACATCGGCGAAGACGGTCAAGCGACCGACGAAGGCAGTCAGTTCCTAGCTTTGCAGGACGCGGGTATTTTCGACGCCAAGGGGCAATTATCACTAAAGGGCGAGGCATTCATCATGCCCACTGAAGACTTGGAAACGGAGGACAAGCTTCCGCATTACATCATGGCGCGAACGGAGGGGTTGCTTGATCCACCCGAAACGTCATTTGGCGACGCTGCCGGCGCGGTTGGTGAAATGCTGTGGGATGCCGGCGCGGGGTTGCTTAAAGAAATTGACGCCAGCTTTTTCCCGTCGGAGAAGAAATCCGCAGAGTCTCAAATTCGGCTCAGGTCGGCGGCGGTTGAATCGGTCAAAGGATCGGCAATGCTTGGCGCTGGCATCGCCGAAACACTCGCAACCGGAATCAAAATCAACGGCAAGCAAGTCATCCCGGGGATGCTTGACCAGCAAGAAGACCAGCTTGCATATTTTGCCGCGCAACAAAAGGTGGCGAGGGCAAAACGCGAAATCCAAGACTTTTCAGAAGCGACCGCAACCGCGGCGATTGTTGGATCAATGGATGTTGTCAACGAGCTTGAGTCCGAAGCTGCAAAACGAATCCAGCAAATCGGACCAGACGCGGCGGCGGCAGCGGTCAAAGAAGGCGCAGGGATTGGCACCATTCTCACGCCGGATTCAATGCTTACAGCGGGGACGGGATTCTTTGTTTCAAAAGCCGCGCAAGGACCAACTCTGGCCGCTAGGCTTTCTGCTAAGGTGACGGCAGCAAAAACCGCAGGCACAGCCGCGGAAGTGGCTGCAAATTCGGCTCAAATAGCGGGAAATAACGTCAAGCGACTTGCGGAAATTGCGGCGAATTCATCAAAACAAGCCGATGATTTGGCGGCGATTGGCGACATTCCGGCATCTATTGCGGCGAGGACCACGGCGGAAGCAGCAGGGGCAAGGGCTCAATCCCTAACGAGCGAAGCGGCAAGGCTTCAGCTTGAAGCGGCAAACAAGGCCAAGCTAGCTGAGGGTCTGGTCAAGAAATCCGGCGGAGCGGAACGTGCGCTTGATTCGCTAAATGCGGTCCATCAAGCGAAGGCTATTCCCGCAAACGTCGTTGCCGCCGCCGCCGATAAGGTTGGCGATTTCCTGATTCGGTCGGACGAGCTTTTGCAATCGGCGCTTGAAAACATCGGGTTTAACGAGGCGACGCGAGGCACGATCAAGGGCGCAATGGTAACAGCTGGCATTGCGTTTCCCGGGGCGGCATCCATTGGCGCTGCACTAGCATCGGGACCGCTTGTTAAAAACATCGGCAACCTCGCGCGCATGATTGGCAAGGAGCAGCTTGCCGCACGGGGAAGCCTGCCGTTTTGGCGCAGGGTTTCTCAGAATGCCGGCGCTACGCCATTCACGCGAGGGACAGCGCGCTTTCTCGACTCCGCGACGCTTGGCGGAAAAGCCATGGCACCAGTCCGCATTGCCGGCCAAACAGCAAAGGGCGTCGGAGCGTCAATCCCGATGGATGTTGGTTTTGAGGTTTTGGCAGAAGGCGGGAACATTTCGGCTAACACAATAAATCAAGGAGTTGCCGAAAGCCTTGTTTTCGCGGGGACCGGCGGCGCGATGGGATCGCTTGTCTCAGCCCCGTTGCGCGCCAAGCAGCGGCAGCAAATGGGCGATGTAATGAACTTCCGTGCTGAGATTCTCGACGACGCATCCCGCCCGGTTTTCGACGGTATGTCCAAAGGGTCTCAGCGGACGCTTGCCACTTACGCGGCGACCAATCCGTCGCTCAACATTAAGATTTCATCTGAAGGCCCGAACAAATACGACGCGAAGCTAAACACTGCTTTTGTTAACGTCAAATCCCCGGGATGGATTCGCCCGCTTGTCGCGCATGAGGTGATGCACCATGTGATCGTCAAGGGGCAGATGAAAGACGGCATTCAAGCTTGGCTTGTCGGAACCCCCGACACTGGCGGATTGCTTCGATCTAAAGACGGGAAGCTCGATCCGACATTTGAGGCCGCGATGAGTGCTTACAACCGGCGACTAGAGCAGGAAGGCAAGATTCCGCTTTCGGTTGAGGACTTCGCGGAGGAGTATTTTATCGAGTCCGCGGTTGATGATTTTGTTGGAATGGCGGATTCTGGCGAGCTATCCAAGCTTGCGGCGCGCTCCCCGCTTGAGCGGTTGGTCGGCGACACCGCGCGAATCCTAATTCCCAAAATCCCGCTCATTCGCGACATCGCGGTAAAGCTTGGCGGGGCATACGACAATTCAGGCAAAATGGTTCAAGGGAATGGACTTCTTGCTGATGGTGTCCGCGAGCTACCCGGCGCGAAAGCCATGATCCGTCAAATGGTCCGCATTTCCGCGGGCGAAACAACCATTGAACAGGGCGGAACCAGAAAAAGAGGCGGGGCGGATGAAGAGAGGGGACCGGGAATTCCGCTCAATCTGCTAAAGAACAACCCAGCGCTTGCCGAATCCAATTTTTCGGTTTTTCAGTTTGACGAAACGGGAAATCTGAAAACGGACAAAGACGGAGTCCCTTTGTTCATCACTAAAGAACAAGACATTCAGCGCCAACTTGGCGGAATCGCGGTTGCAGAGTATTACACCGAAAAAGTCAAGCAAGGAAATCTTTTGCCGGGAGAGCTTTCGCCGCAACCAGACGGAACGTGGGAGGGCGCGTGGATCGACAACAAGGCAATTGACGCGTTGGCGAAATCGGGTGTTTTCGACCAACGGAGCATCCGCCACCTCAGGCTGATGAACGCGGCGGCCAAGAAGCCGGACGGGTCAACATTTATGGGTGTAAATCACCCGGCAACGATTAAGCGTCCCGGCAAGCGGGCTGAATACGGGACACTTTCAGCCACGTTCCGCGAGTTTGCGGTCAATGGCATCAAGATCGGGAAAAAGGGACAAATCCTAGTTGGCCTGATGAGCGTGAATCAGCTTATGCAAAACGTGGAGGCGCGCGCTAATAGCACCCGCGGAAAAAAGCTTTACAACGGCAACCAGCTTGAAATTATCAAGGACGTTGAAAGCGTCGCCAAGCTCCATTTGCAAAACCTGCCAACTGATGATTTTTTCCGCGAGAAATACGGACCACAAGGCCAAGAGCGAAAGAATTTCATCAACACCGTTCTTGGGCTGATGACGAAAGAGCAACAAAACATCAATCCGATGTTCTTGGAAGACAACGTAAAAAGCGGAGGGGTGTTTCGCACTTACCGACTTGACCGCATGTCACAAGTAACGAAAGTTCAGGGGGGAATCACGATGCCGGTGGGGTATGAGCACGTTAAAGCGAACTTTTTCCCGAATGGCTTGCCGGAAACCCCCCAAGAAAATGAGTGACCGCAAAATGCAAGACGTTGAACCCGTCTTTACGGAAGAGCTACAAGAGTTCGCGGTTATCATCGCCGAACGGGGGCGAGACAAGCCCAATAGCGCCATTGAGCGGAAGAATCCGATGCTTGCCGCGATGGTCCTTGAAATGCGGGCGCGGTCTGTCCCCATGCGGAAGATCAAAGCCGAGACCGGCGTTGACTTCGCCGCGCAGATTCGGCTTGAGCGCGCCCACGCGGAGCCGATGGAGAAATGGAGAAAGCGGGCGGCGGAAGCCATGGCGCACACCTCCGACCTTGCGCGAAACGTCCTCAACGAAAAGCTCCACATGCTGCTTGACGACGAGGAGTCGCTCAGATCGACCCGCGTTTCGGAAATCGCCGTTGCAATGGGCGTTTCGACTGATAAAACGATGGCGCTGTCCGGCATTCCGTCCATGACCATCGAACACAAGAAAGGCGCTTCCCTTGACGATGCGCGGAAGATGATCGAAGCGGCCAAGCAGAAAGTCGCCGAACGGTTGCGCGGCGATGCTATAGAGGCGACGGTAATTGAAGGTCCAAGCGCGGGCGCGTATTTTGCAAGGGGGGCGGACTAATGATTACCTTTGCCGAGCATCCAATCCTCAAGCCGCCAACGGACGAGGAATTGGCAGCGATGGAACCGGAAGAGCTTATCGAGCTTCACCGGGTTTATCATGAGGCACTTGCTAACGCGCAATCAGACCCTTACCGCTACGGATTCAAGCCCGACAACTGGAACAAGGCGGGCGAGCTTTGGGATGACTTTAACGAGTTGCTTGTGCTAGGTGGAAACCGCTGCTTGGCACCGGATCAAGAAATCTTTGACCCGGTTGCCAAGGTATCGCGCCCCGTCAGTCAGATTGACGGGCCATTTCACGTTTGGGCGTGGGATGGTCAACGAAAAGTGGTAGCTTTTGCTGAGAAGCCATTTCGGAAGCCTCAAGCAGAGATTTTCCGAGTTTCTTTAGATAACGGCGAAGCTCTGAGTTGTTCAGCGGCTCACTTGCTCCTGACTCCCGACGGATGGAAGCCTTTAGGTGCGCTCTCGCCCGGCGATGCTCTGGTGAGTTCCGAGCCCGAATCTAGAACCGTTAGAATTTCATGGATTGGACACCTCCGAACGGATTGGGTGTGGGATTTTACCGTTCCCACATACGAGAATTACGTCGCGGCTGGCGTCGTTTCCCACAATTCATCGAAAACCCGCTTTGGCGCATGGGCGGTTGTCAAAGCCGCCATAGAAAACCCCGGCAGCATCATCTATTGCTTTTGCCAAAACGCGGAGGCGTCGGAAAAGCTGCAGCAGCCCGCCGTTTACGAATGGTTGCCGTCCGAATACAAGGCGAAGCAAACCAGCGAATCGGCTTACATTAGCTTTTCGCAGAAGAACGGATTCACGGGCGGCGACTTCATCTTGCCTAACGGAAGCCGCGTCATCTTCAAGACCTACACACAGTATTTGCAAAACCCGACGATTCTGGAAGGCGCGGAACTAGGAAGCCGGTCGCCCGAATGGCAGAATATTGGGGTTTGGCTCGACGAGTATCTTGTTGGACCCGAGCTGATTTCAACGCTCCGATTCCGACTTGCGACCCGTAACGCGAAGATGCTTGTTACGTTCACCCCGATTGACGGTTGGACGGAAGTAATCAAGGACTTCCTCGACGGCGCGGCGACACTTGAGCGCAAGCCTGCCGAACTGCTACAGGGGGAGCTTGTCCCGTTCATCCAAAAGAGCAAGAACCGCAGCGCGGGCATCATTTACTTTCATTCGCAAGACAACCCATTTGGCGGTTACGAGCGGATCAAGAAAGACCTTGCCGGACGGTCCCGCGAGGACATCCTCATTCGCGCCTATGGCGTGCCAGTCAAGTCCGCCGCAACCAAATTTCCCAAGTTCTCAACAGACACAAACGTCATCCCGCACGACAAGATTCCGACCGAGAATGTCTCACGGTTTCAGATCATTGACCCATCGGGCAGCAAGAACTGGTTTTGCGTATGGATCGCCGTTGACATTACCGGCACGTATTACGTTTACCGTGAATGGCCGGGTGTCAACGTCGGTGATTGGGCCGAGTGGAGAAGCGGGAAATGGATGCCGGGCGAGGGGGCGAAGGGGCTTGGCTACGGCATCCGGGATTACGTCGATTTGTTCTTGTCCATGGAGGGCGGCGAAAAGATCGAAGAAAGACTAATCGACCCGCGACTTGGGGCGGCGAAATACACCGCAAACGACCACGCCAGCAGCATCATTGAGGACTTGGCGGATCAAGACTTCATTTGCATCCCAGCGCCCGGATTGGAGATCGACGACGGACTGCAAGCTCTCATTTCAAAGATGAGCTATGACACCTCAAGGCCGCTCGACGCGATGAACCGTCCGCGATTCTACATTTCAGAACATTGCGACAATACGATTCGCGCACTTGGGGAATACACGGCGGAAGCAGGGCTGAAAGAGGCGTGGAAAGACCCGATTGATTGCCTCCGATATGCTTGCGTTTCCAATATCGAGCATTTCGACGGGTCCGCCCGATGCACTGTGCAAAGGACATCGAAAGTTGGCGGGTATTGACTTCCAAACAACCGGACATTACAACCATAGAACCAATGAAGGCAGACTTTCAGGGAATCAAGCAATCCGAGCTTGCAGATACAACCGGCGCGAAGCATGACACGCTTAAGCGGTTTCGGGACCGCGAGCTAAAGCGTGGCGAGGACTGGGACAAGGACGGAGCGATTGTCTATTGGACCCACGAATCAGCCGCCCGGTTTAAGGAGAAATACGAACGACCGGAGCCAGAGCAAGAGCCAGACCTTGACCTGCAAACGGCGCTTGTAAAGCGGCTCCCGAAAAACTCCGCGTTCGTGGAAATTGCGCTTGATGGGGTTTGCGTTCCGGTTCGCATTCGCAAGGGCGCGGGCAAGCGACTCCTTGGCCGGGTGATTCGATTTGCGGAAGACGAAGACGGCAACTTTTACCACGTTCCATAATGCAAGAAGAAAAAGAAGAATTGATTTACGCGGAAGAAGAGCCAGACATCGGCTTTCTTGCGACGGCTTACACCCGGACAATCCGCGACCTTGACACGTTCTTTTTTCAGTGTCGCCAAAACTACGAAGACCGGCGTTGCATGTGGCAAGGGAAGTCTGAAGACCTGCGCAAGAACGCGCCCGACGCTTTCCCGTGGCAAGGGGCCAGCGACCAAGAAGCGCAGATCATCGCGGAGCGTGTTGACACTTACGTTGCATTGTTCATGCAGGCACTCAAGCGCTCCCACATCAAGGCATTCCCAACCAAAATGGAAGCGATGCCACGCGCCGCGGTGGTGTCCGCGTTTCTTAAATACATGATGGCGACTTACATTCGGGGGTTTTACTCCGAAATGGAGCGTTGCGCGAACTTCGGGCTTGAGAAAGGCTTGATGGTTTCTTACGTCGGATGGCAGAAAGAAAGCCGGACGTTCCTGCAAGACATGAGCCTTGAGGAAATCGGGCAAATGGCTCCCGAGCTTGTGGACATCATCAACGGCGGTGAGGACGACGAGGCGCTTGCCGGCTTGCTTCAGCAGATGTTCCCCGGTCTCTCAACCAAGCGAGCCAAGCGCGGCATCAAGGACTTGCGGAACAAGGGAACCGCAACACTTTCCGTCTCCCGGCTCTCCGTCAATCGACCGACAGTAGAGGCGTGCTTGCCCGATGGCGAGGTTTTCTTCCCGTCGTGGTGCAGCGACGCGCAACGTGCGCCTTACGTTTTTTGGCGGAAGCTGATGACCGCGCAGGAAATCGAAAAGAAAGTCACCGCTTCCGGCTGGGATCGTGAATGGGCGGATTACGTGGTTGATCATCTAGGCGGACAGGGGACGCAAGAGCTATTGATTGATTCCGAATACCTCACCCGCAGCACGAATCACCACCCGACGACGTTTTCGGACAACCAAGAGCTTTACCTTGTGGTCTTCGCCTACCAGCGGCTTATTGACGAGGAAGACGGCAGCGAAGGAATCTATTGCACCGCGTTCTCCCCGTTCTTCGATGGGGCGGCGCAACCGGGAATACAACCATACGCCAAACGCGAATTGCTTAACGGGTATGATGATTACCCGTTTGTCGTAACCAAGGTTCAAGAGGATAACAAGCGGCTTTACGATACCGTTGCCATCCCGGAGAAGCTTCGCGGAATTCAATGGGAAGTGAAGGCACAACGCGACGCCCGCATTGACCGCGCCGGATTGACGACCTGCCCGCCGCGTGAAGGCCCGCTCGGCAAAGCCCCGCCCGATTGGGGTCCGGGACGATACATCGGAGTTCGTCGACGCGGCGAGGTTGGTTACGTTGAAATCCCTCGGGGCGACGCAACGTCAAACGAGGTTGAAATGACACTTCTTGCCCAAGCAGATAAGATCGTCGGGCTTGACTACAACATCCCAAACGCCCCAATCCGGCAACAGTTCTACGTTGACAAGATGCTAGAACACGCCAAGGAAGTCCTCAAGATGGCTTACAAGGCGTTTCAGCGTTTCGGGCCGGATGAGGTGTTTTTCAACGTCACCGGCTTTCCTGACCCGGTGACGCTCGACAATATCGACGAGGAGGATTTTAACATTACCATCAATTTCGACACGCTTTCCAACGACCCGGAGACCATGAAGGCGCGGGCGGAACAGATGGCGAGCCTGATGCAATTCGACACTTCCGGCAGGCTCGACAAGGGGAAATTCATGGAGTTTATTGCCATGAGTATCGACCCCGCGTTTGCCGATTACATCCTGCTTCCGGCAGAGGAAAATCAGCAGAAGATGGCGAAGGAAATCACTAATGACCTAACCAAGATTTTCAGCGGCATCGAAGTCCCGGCGCAACCCAATGGTGCTCAATTCGCTATGCAGCTTATTCAGGCTTACTCGCAGCAACCAGACGTTGCGCAGCGCGCGCAAAATGACGAGGCGTTTGCTACACGCTTGCAGAAATACGCGGAACAGTATCAATTCCAGCTTCAGCAGGCGCAAAACGCGCAGATTGGCCGAATCGGGACCGCCCCGGCTCAAATGGGCGGCGTCCAAACGCAAGGAATGAACCAATGACAGAACCACCTAAAGTAAGTGAGCTTGCCCACGACCGGGCAAAGACGATTCTCCAAAATAGCGACCTTTGGAGTAGCCCTAATGCCGCCAAGGCTTCAGCCGAGGCACTCAGCTTGCTGGGCTCCGTCGTGGTGCAATTCCAGCCGCTAGAGCCGAAGCCCGAGCCTGTAAAGGTCGAAAGGCCCACTAAGCCAGAGAAAACCGCCAAGCCTGCCGCCGATGAGCAACCCGAATCCGCCGACGCTTGAAGAAAGCCTAGCGCACCTCCGCAGCATGGATCAATTCAAGGTCTTGATGGCGGACCTTGCATCCCGCCGTGAAGAGGCGATTGACAAGCTTGCCGATGCTGATTCCGAGTTCAAGGAGCGCAAGCAAGCGGCAATCGTTACCGTTCTGACCGACCTATTGCATCAGTTTTCCGGCGTGTAATAGTGTCCAAACAAGAAAACCCGGTCCCCTTACAAGGACCGGGCTTTTTGTAACACAACACCCCGGAAAGTATCAAAACGGGATTTCGTCACCGTCATCTTCAACCGGCGCAGCTTGGCGCGGTTGGTTTTTGTATTGCACTTGCGACGGGTCAACATCGCGACCGCCAGAACCACCGCCAATGTATTTCCAATTCCCAACAATCGGGCCTTTTTCGCCAGCGGCACGGCGCTCTTTGCCCAAGTCTTGCACGACGAATCCATCGTCGCCGAAGTCGTTGGCCTTTTCCATTAGCGTAAAGTCGTAATACTCGCCCTTCGCGCCCTTGTAAACAGCCGTCCCGTCAATCTTCTTGCGGTCAATTTTAAATCGAATCTTTGCACTCATCGGGTGGGTTCTAGCCTTGGTTTTCGGAGCTGGCAAGAAAAATCTCAATCATTACCAACCCGCTAAACTTTGGGCTTGCCAATCCAAACGGAAATGCTAAGGATTCCGAATCGCCATCATCCGGGCGTCAAACGGTGGACAGCATATGAGCGACCAAATCACGGCGAACGAGGGTGCCACAAATGCCTTGACAGACGACAGCCTGAACGAAGCGGGAATGATCGCGTTTCTGACAGGTGAAGGGCAAGAAGAGACTCAAGAGGAAATCGCGGAAGAACAACCAGAGGAATCCCAAGAGGAAGCGCAAGAAACCGAAACTGAAGCCGCCGAAGAAACGGAAGCTGAAGCAGAGGAAGAAAGCGATGAATCAGAAGAAACCGAAGGAATCGACCTTGACGGACTCACGGAAGATCAATGGGAAGCAGTTCGCACCAAGCTAAAAAGCGGGGCGGCGGCAAGGATTAAAGCCTTGACGGCGCAACTTAAAGCCAAGGACGAAACGCTTGCCGCGATCAAAGCCCAAGTGCCAACTGAACCGGCCCTGAAACGTATTGAGAACAACCCTTACGGCGACGTAAAGGAACTCAGCGCGCTACAGGAAAAGGACGAGGAAATCGCAAGGGTTATTGAATCAACCGACGCAATTCTTGACGAGCATGAGGATTACGCGCTTGACGACATTATTTCCGTAGGCGGCAAGGAATATACAAAGCGGCAATTGAAAGAAGCCAACCGTAACGCGCGGAAGGCGCAAAAAGACTTCATTCCAGCGCAGCGCGCCGAAATTCAGCGAGGGGAAGCACGAAAGGAACTTCGCGCAAACTTCGACGCAAAAGCAGAAGAGGAAGTTGCAGAAATTGCCGACGAATCAACCGACGTTTCCAAGAATTTCAAAGCCCTGACAAGTGACCCGCTTTTCCAACAGATTCGCGACAAAGTGCCGGATGCCGAGCCAGTTCTCAATTACATCCTAGCCCACTTTTGCAAATCACGTTTCGGAAAGCCGACCAAGATTCCAGCGCAAGTCACACCGGCAAGCAAACCGAAGGCGAAACCGCCCGAACAGCCGGGAGGGGTGGCAAGCGTGGGACAATCGAAGGTTGGCAACCAGAAACAAAAGCAGGCCGAAAACAAAGCGAAACGGTTTGAGGAAACCGGCTCGCGGGATGATTTGGTAAACTTCCTCGCGGCATCACTGTGAGACCAACCTAATAAAATTATGGCCATTTCCACTACCTACAATCCATCCGCCCTTTCCGCTCGCAGCGGTCAGGGGGCCGCCATCGGCAACCGGGAAGACCTCTCGGGCGTCGTGCCAATGCTGGAAGCCAAGAAGACCCCGTTTTACTCGCTTGCGGGCAAGACCAAGGCGACCGCCACTTACCACGAATGGCTTATCGACAAGCTCGACGATCCCGACAACACCGCCATTAACGAAGGCGCTGACGTTTCGAGCTTCGACGACAAGCACAAGAAGGTCGCCCGCGTTGGCAACCGCACCCAGCACTTCCGCAAGTCTTGGCTTGTGTCGAAGGAGCAGGAAGCGGTTAACAAGGCCGGCGCTCACGACGTTGCCGGTGCCATCACCAAGTCGCTGATTGAACACAAGCGCGACATTGAAAAGGCGCTGCTCGGCACTCAGGATCTTGCCATTGAGGACGGCACCACCGCCAACACCATGCGCGGACTCGGTGACTGGCTCGACAGCGCCGGTCCTTCCGACGTTGCTGCCGACTACCGCACCCCCGCCGCAAGCATCTTGTCCGCCGCGCCAACTGAAATTACGTTTAACGACGTTATCGGCTCGATGTTCAACGTTTCCGGCGACACCGGAAGCTACATCGCGCTTTGCGGCATCACCGTCCGCAAGGCTATCACTCAGTTCACCCGGACTGATAACAACGCATCGGAGGGGGTTTACAGCCTCAACCAAGACGCGACCGGCAAGCGGTTTACCCTTGCCGTAAATGTCTTTGATTCCGACTTTGGCCTTGTCACCATCGCCAATGGAAACCCGCGTTGTATGCCATCCGCGTCCACCGCTTACATCCTCAATCCGGCTTACGCCAAGGTAGCAACCCTGCTCCCTACCGGCACCACCCGACTTGAAGACCAAGGCGGCGGTCCTCGCGGTTTCGTCAACTCCATGCTTACGCTGGAAGTTTGCGACCCTCGCGCCCACGGCAAAATCGTTTACTAATTCAAAACCAACTAAGAAAGAAGAATTACCATGGCTGATATTGCTGTTACTTCCAAACTAGTCAAGGGACCCGCCGTTAATAACGAGCTTGGGCGTGGCTGGACTCACACGCAATCCGTGAAATGGTCGGACTTCGCTGCTACCGCGGCGGACAACGATACCAACACGTTTTCGCTGTTCACAGTGCCGGCTTATTCGATTGTTCGAAATGTCGGTTTCCGACTGAAGACCGCATTTGACGATACCGGCGGCGGAAGCTCGCTTACCGTCAAGATTGGCGATGCTACCGATGATGACGGTTACGTTACCGCTACCCAGGTTCACCTAGACGGAACTGAGGTGTTTATCGCCGCTAATACCGGCGCTTATTTCACCGGAACCGACTCGGGTAGTGCCACCACAGCAAACGTGGTTAAGGGTAAAACCTACACCTCTGCCGCTGAAATCAAGGCCGTATTCACCCCGTCGTCTTACGAACTGGAGGAATGCAACGCTGGAGAGATTATTTTCTTCGCTGAAATCCTTGATACCAACGTGCTGATTTCGCACTAATGGGACACATTGGCGGCGGGCCGGAATTGCTGGCCCGCTGCCACATTTATTTTTCCAATGCTTGCCAATCTTTCAGAGGGTGAGATTACCCGGGCGATTATTAACGAGCTGATTTCCGGGCGCAGGTTTAAAGACGCGCAGGAAAAAGCCCGGGAAAGGTCCGCCGCGCAAGAGGCGTTTGCCGCGCGAGGACATAAGAGCATCAAAGGGCTAGGCAAGTTGGCAATCAGCATCCCGGAGGATGATTATTTTGACATGGTGGGCAAATACGGAACCGAAGCTTTCGCGGATCGCGGCTTCATTCGGGACTTGCAAAGGCTGGAGCCACAGTTTAAGGTCCACTCCGTATGACGACCCGCCCATACAGCGAACTTATTGAGCTTGTTGAAGCGTTCGCTGGATCGTCGCTTGGAACTCAGGAAAGAAACAGACTGAAGGCGCTATTCAATCGCCGAGCAAAAAAAGCATACCGCGCAACAAATTACTGGCCGCGCTTTCTTAAAGTCGGCGAAGAGCGCGCAGTTTCGGCTGACGGGTTGGTATCGTTTACGGAATCAAACAAATTAGATATTGATACGGTCTTGCGCGTTCATGCCGCTGAACCGTTTTTCCAAAACTGGTCTCGGGAATATGAGTTTTTTGTGCATGGCGACGGCGCGAAGATTATTTCATACACCCCTCGAAACCACTCGACGGCTGGCGCTATTTTGATTAGCGGCGACGCGGCAATGTCGAATTATTTTGATTTTGACGGCGAATACACCGATTACAAAAGCATGGCGGGGCTGCTACTCAAAGCCCCCGACCAAGTAAACGGAAGGGATGTTTTTTCGACCAACGGCACGAACGATCCCATTGACCTGCCCGACTTGGCAATGCGTGTATCGTATGACGCTTCTACGGGATGGGAGATTGATGCCTATTTCTACGGCATTAACCGCGGCACATTTTGGGCCGAAGGTTTTGATAGCGGCATCATTTCCCCGGTGGATGCCGTGTTCATGAGCCAATCTGGGGGGAATCTTGGCACCTTTACTGTTTCTGACGCGCCCCAATATTCGGCATTTGTTACTTACAAGTCCGCGCTTTCTTCAACGTATGGCGACGGCATAAACGATGAATCAAACGTGCCTGAGGAATGGTTTGATTACATGGCTTACGGCGGATACGCTGACTGGTTGCGGGGCGAAGGCCAAACGCAAAAGGCCATCGTAGAAGAAGCCGGCGCGAGAGACATTCTTGACGATCAACTTGAAAAGATTTCATCGCAACACATCGCGTCGCAAGTGGCGCAGCGAATCAACACCCACGCAAACGCGCAAAACCGATACTAATCCATGTCTGACGTTCGACTTTACCCGCTTAATAAAATTGCCGCGCTTTCCCAAAAAGAAGACAAATCAATTCTTGTCGTAACGGATGGGACCGGATCGGATTTGGAAGCGTCAACAATTCGCGAAGCGCTCGATCTGGCCGGTCACATCGGCGTCCCCCCGACCCGGCCAGAGTCGATCCTCTTCCGCGACCTCGGCGGCGGGGACAACGTCAACATCGCGGCGGCGGGCACTCGCGCCGTCGATCCGGGGCCGGGCACGATTACCGTCGCGACCCTCGGCGGGAACTCCACGGCTCGATACGAAAACGGGCGGCTCTATCTGACCGCCGCCGGAACGGGCAGCGTCCACGCAATCGCCCACACCGGCCTCGTCAACATCACCGCCGGACTCACGCTGGTATGCCGAATTATCCCGGCCGCGACACCGGGTCAAACTATCAACAATAGCATCGGTTTTAACCACAACACGACCGGATTCACGCCCCGTCGCGGGAATGTTCAAATAACATCGTCCCGGACCTCGGGCGACCTCACGCTGTCCGTCTCTAACGGCGCGTCCGCCTCTGACGACTCCTCGTTCGCGGTCGGTGCCGGGATTATCCGCCCCGGCGAGGAAATCGCCGTCGCGGTCCACCACAAGAGCCTGACCGAGCAGGAGTATTACATCCAAGGCGGGCAAGCCGCCGATTTTGGCGCAGAACTCGGCAGCGAGAACTGGTATCTCATCGGGCGGACCTCGGTTGATAACACCGGCCAGACCGCCTACCCCGGCGTCGGCGTCCAGTTCGCAGGCACCGCCGTCATCCGCTCGCTCGAATTGTTTTCCGACTGGTCTCCCTCGCCGCGCTGCCAGACGTTCGACCTCGATCGCGCAAAAATCGGCGTCCACATCCCGACGCTGGAGCGCGACCCGGCGACGGGCTTGATGGTCCATGCGTGGAACAATGGGGAATCGCACTGGAGCACCGGCCAGACGGCTATCCGGGCGAGCGTCAAGCTCGCCAGCGGGCAGTGGTCCGCGCCTCAAACATTGATCGCGGCGCTGCCGCTGCCGCAGCAGCTCCACATCGCGACGATGATCCCCATCGGCGGCGTCCTTAACCTCCTATGGATCTACGCTGCCGACCGCGCGCTGACCCCGAACATCATCTATCGCGCGCCGATGACGATCAACTCCACGACCGGCGCGATCACTCTCGGGGCTTCGGTTGTCATCGACATTCCAGCCTACGCATTCCCGATGAATAGGGGCGTCGTCCTGCCATCGGGTCGCGTGCTGATCCCGTCTCACAACGCGTCAAGCGTTGCGTATGTTTCCTACACGGACAACGGCGGAGCGACATGGACCCACGGTGTCTGCAACACAACCCCCTCGTTGGTCGAGGGGGGATTAATTGTCGAGGATGACGGCGCGGTCGGTCAGTATTACCGGCCGTTTAACGGTCAGTCCTCGGTCTATTATCAGCGATGCGCCGACCCCAACGCGGCGACGCTGGTATGGTCCACTCCGGTCAAAATCGACGCGCTGCCGAACCCAATCGTGCCGGTCGCCGGCAGTCGCGTCACGCCGCTGCGACTGAGCAATGGTCGCAAAGTCCTTATTGGCAACGACTCGAAAATCGCCCGCCGCGAAGTCGCGATTTGGGAAATCGGCGACAACGGCGAGGTGCTCGACAAGGTCCGAATCGGCAATGTAGGACGCCATCCGTCTCCGGTCAGCGGCGAGCAGATTTTCCAGTATCCGATGATCGCCGAGGATGGCGACGACCTACTCATCGCCTACAGCCATCAACCGACTGGCGGTGCCTCGACCTCCGCGTCATGCATCCGCGTCCACGCATGGCGCTGGACGGACCCGCTGGCCCGCGAGGCTGGCGGCACTGGTCGCCGCGACCGGGATCTTGTCATCCCGACCGCTCGCCAGCCCCGGCAGCGGGTCGCGAACATGGACTATGCCGCGACGATGACGCTGGACATGTCGCTGGCCTCGCTGTTCTACGTGACGCTGACCGGGACCCCCGCGACCGGATTTGCCGCCCCGCTCAACCCGCTGCCGTGGGAGGAGCTGACGCTCGTCATCATTCAGGGGGGCTCCGGCAGCTACACCGCCGCCTTCAACGCGATCTACGAATTCGGAGGAGTCGCCGCGACATGGCAGACCGCCGTGGGGGCCGCGAACATCCTCCGGGCGATCTACAACCCGATCCAAAACAAGTGGCGGGTGACAGGCTTCCTCTAACCATGAAACCCGCCGCCCTCATCCTCGCCGTCCTCGCCTGAAATGAAATCTATCATCATCACTCTCGCATGGGTCGCGGCGTGGCTTGCGATTTGCGTATCTTTCGCGGGATGCCGGTTGACGGTAACGCCCGACGGGTCGCGCACCTACTCTTTTGACGGGGAGGAAGCGGCGAAGGCGATTATCATTTACGCCGGCAAATGAATAACCTCCGCGCCATCATTTCCGCCTTGTTTCAAAAGGCGTTTGATCCCTTCCGGGCGGAAGAGGATCGCGGATTCGACACGTTCACTCCAAGACAAAAGGTAATCATGAGCGGACATTTGGTTGCGATTTGTGTTGGCCACTCGCGAACCGGCGACAACGGCGCGCTGTCCGCCGACAACACTACGGAATGGGACTACAACCGGAGGCTTGCAAGCGAGCTTCACGACGCTCTGTTCGCCCGCAAAATCAGCGCGTTCATCGTTGACGAATACGAAGGCAACGGCTACGGCGCGGCAATGCGCTGGGTTGCCGGGCATGTAGAGCAGAAACACGCGAGTCTAGCGGTTGAGCTTCACTTCAACGCAGCGACCGGCGGCGCGCAGGGGCACGAATGGCTTTATTGGGCATCGTCAACCAAGAGCAAGCGACTTGCCGAGAGCGTCCGCGATGCTTTCGTCACAGCCTTCCCCGTCCGCAAATCGCGGGGATCGCGTGGCAAGATGAGCGGCGACCGGGGCGCGGAGTTCCTGCGACTGACACATTGCCCGGCGATCATTTGCGAGCCATTCTTCGGCGACAACCCGAGCGAATGGGAGTTCGCAAAAGCTAACATCGCGGGAATCGCCGACGCCATCGCGGAAGGAATCTCAAACTACCTAAAACAATGAACATCGACTGGAAATCACTAGCATGGGGCGCTGCACTTGCCGGCGCTGAAACGTTCTATCGCTTCTTTTCCGAGCCGTCGTTTGATTTCGGCGATGCTCAAGGGTGGGGAAAGGCAGTTGCGCTAACCGTCGTCGGATTCATCCTTGCTCGACTCAAGCCGCAGCCAACCCCGTGATTGCGCGACACAATCCGATGCACCCCCACCGCGAAGACGTTATCACCGGCCTGTTAGGTTTTGCACTCACCACGCTGGGGGCGATTACGTCGCTTCAAGAACAGCTACTATGGGGCGTGCAATTTCTATCCGGCGCGGGTGCAGTCATTGTCGCCGGGTTGACCATCTGGAAGATGGCGAAAAAGAAAGGTTGACGGCATTAAGCCAAACCGTTAGAAGCCGATTGCATGAGCTTTACTCATTGGATTGCCGCGGCCGATAACCACGGCGGGCTTGTTTGCCCCAAGGCGGTTAAAGTGCTTTTGAGCTTTGCGAAAACGTGGAAGCCGAAGCACCGAATCCACCTTGGCGACAATTGGGATTTCTCGCCGCTTCGCCGGGGAGCATCGCAGGAGGAAAAAGCGGACGGCATCGCGGAGGACTACCAAGCTGGAATTGAATTCCTCGACGCATACAAACCGACTCACCTAACGCTTGGCAACCATGATGACCGCATCTGGATGAACTCGACGCATTGCGCGGATGGCATCCTTCGCGAGCGTTGCTCGGAACTCGCCAAAGCGTCGGAAGCGGAATTCAAAAAGCGCAAGATCCAATTTTGCCATTATCACGTTTCCAAGTTCCTCCGAATGCCAGAAGGCGGGCCGAAACTTATTCACGGATTCCGCGCCACGATGTATCCGGCCAAGTCTCATTTTGAGAACTGGGGCGAATGCATCCACGGCCATACGCACAAGCCCGACAGCTACCATGCGCGCCACGTTGACGGCGGGGGCAGCATGTCGGTTGGATGCATGGCGGACATGGATCTAATGACCTACGCGGATCGCACGCCCGCAAAGCTTGCGTGGCGTCAAGGATTCGTTTACGGGATGACCAACAACAAAACCGGACAATGGCACGCATGGCACGCAACGAATCAAGGGGGAGTATGGGTCAGCCCACACGGGGCGCTTTGAGCGATTTGGGCGCGATGCTCAAGGAGATGAGCGAGTCGCTTGAGTCCAACCGCCAGCCGGGGGAATTTACCCGCCAAGAGGCGATGAAAGAGCTTGGCATCGGTCGCAGTGCAACTCAGGTCCGGCTTGCGTCGCTGGTTGATTCCGGCGCGCTGGTCAAGCGCGAGGGGCGCGAGAAGTCGAAAATCGTCACGTTTTACCGCAAGGCATGAATCCGCCAGAGACAGCGCCAAGAGACTGCATCATTCTAGCGGATTTCGGCTGGCCTTGGATTCTCCCGGCGCGATGGAATCCGATTGATGGCAAGTGGGCGACCGTCACGCTGCAATGCGGGCCAGTGGATGGCCAGTGGGAGGACTACTATTTCGAGTCCGAGCAAGAGCTGGATTCTGACCTTAAAGGCTGGCTGCCGACGCCGGTTGTTGCGCGAAGGTAAGCCGGGGCCGGGAATCGAACCCGGAGCAATCGCCTTGAGACGATCATGTTACCATTACACCACCCCCGCAAAATGGCGGCCCGTTGACTCTCGCCAGATTTGGATTCCAGCGAGCCCGCCCATTGAAGATCACCGCGACGGGCCAAGCGCGGCAGCGTGGAGGGCTAAGAAAATGGAGCGCGGGCCGGTTGCCTCTTTGCGACGTATCGGGAGCGACCCGACCGCCCCCCGCATTGCTAGAACCGGCAAGCCGATTCCGTAATTGATTCGCCACGTGGGCGATCAATGCGCAACCCAAGCACAGCGCTTGCAGGTTGTCAACGCCGAATCCGGTCAAGATTTTTCCGCGAGTATGACACAAATTCTTTTTCCGAATTTTCTAGCCATGGCGAAAACGGCGAGGTAGGTTCACGGCGTCAACCGCAACACGCCATGAGCCACACCGAGCTAGTCGCCGAACAAAAAGCCGCCATCCTTTCCGGTAAAATCACCGTCCGTTGGTCGCAAGCTCGCGCAGGATTCACCATCCGTAGCGGACGCTCGCAGGTTGTCGGAACCGAATCATTCAGCTCCGAGACTGACGCTTGGGAGTGGCTTCTCGAAACCCACGGCATCGCCCGCCCTTAACCATTTCTTGCCATGACCGCCGACACCATCACCGCCGACCGCGTAATCGACCTTTGGGCGCAAATCACCGTTGCAGAGGAATCCATTTACAACCTGCTCGGCCAGATTCGATCCGGCGACATTGACCCCGAGGAAGCCGCCGCCATCGTCAACCACACAATCAGCAAAATCAACACCGCTGCAAAATGAACGATTACGAAATAGTCACCGCATTCGCCGATTCGATCCGCAAGAAATGCAGCAACGGCGACAATAATGTTGAATACGCCGCGGCATTTGGCCGACTCACCGGGGAGCTTGACGCGATGATGTGGAAAGTTCCCGGCGTTAAGGAATACCTCAAAGAAAGATTAGAGAGAGAAAAATGAACTGGCTTCAAATTGCCGCCACCGTGCTTTTTTGCTGGACTCTCGCTAGCATTTTTGCCGCAGTCCTCTTCCGAATCCTGACCAAAAACAACGAATGAAAACTTACATAATCGCATCCGCCGTGCTCGCCGTCGCGTCCGTCGCGCTGGCGGTCGCGGGATGCCCGGCAATCGTCGTATCGTCATGCATCGCTGTCTCACTGGCGTCGCTGCTGGCTTGCAAGTCGGAATCCGGCATTGCGGCCGAGAACGAGGAATTTAGCCGCTGGAAACGATGACACCAGAAGCACAACGAATCGCGATTGCAGAGGCTTGCGGGTGGAATCGAGAGGACTCTTTGTTCTGCCGCGCTCAAGGATGGCGAGGGCCTCAAGGCCAGTGGTATTCTCCGCTGCCGCCCGATTACATCAACGACCTCGACGCAATGCACGAAGCGGAGAAAGTAATTCTTGACAATTGTGGAACTTGGACGCGTTACGTAACTGAACTCAAGTTTCAATCAGCGAAAAATGGAATACCTCACTTCCATTTGACCGCCGCCCAACGAGCCGAAGCGTTCCTGCGAACCCTCAACCTCTGGCAAAAATGACATTGTGGGCTAAGCGAACCGACGCGAACCACGCAGAGATCCGCGACGCGATGCGGGCGGCAGGCGCGGAGGTTGAGGACCTGAGCGGCTGCGGAAAGGGGATGCCGGACACGCTGGTGCTTACGATGGACGGCAGGCTACTCTTGGTCGAAATCAAGACCGCCACCGGCAAGCTGACCGCGCCGCAAGTGAAGTTCCACGCACGATTCCCGGTTTACGTGATTCGGAGCGTTGAGGAAGCGGTCAAGCTAATTGCGAACGCAATAGGTGACTCGCGGCGAGCGGGAAGCCCGAATCAACAAGGCGGCTAGTCGCCGTCGATGTCCACCGTCTTGTTGGGCATCTTTGAGTCACTAACCAACCCCAATAAATATGATCGCCACGACCCACCAAATAGACGCCGCAATCGAGGCATACCAACGCAAGCGCGAACCTCACGGCGACTCTCAGAATCACCGTGACGCACTCGGAGACGCTCTTCGCACCGTGCGCCCGTTCAAGTCCATGGAACTCCTGACCGCGGAAACCGCTTACGGGCATCACCGATCCCCCGCAAGATGGGATGGCGTGCCGTGGGGCGAGTGCGGCACGAAGAACCACCGCGCCGGAATCCGCGCCGCTCTTAATTCTCTGCACAACGTCCGCCCTCTGGCACCTGCCGACAATCAAACTCCAAAACAAAATGGCCACTCCTAACGACATCCCAGCGCCGACGAAACCACTGATGGCAGGTTGCCAGCAGGAGCCTTGTTCTCTGTCTTCGACGCCGGACACCGATGCGGTGAAGGTGAATCAAGGCCGAGGAATCTGGATCGTGAACGCCGAATACATGGCCGAAATGGAACGGCAACGTGACATACTCAAGGCCGCTGGATACGTGCTGAAGGAAGCCGTCGAAAAGCTACTGGATAGCGACGAGCAACTGAAGACGACGACCGACGAGGATCTTGAGCAAGCGATGGAAAACGGCTACGCGGCGGAGATCCGAACGCAGGCCGAAACCATCCTGCTCGCCCGGAAAGCTATAGGGATGACGAACTACCTATTTCCAGAGAAC